CCTTTCGCCTAAAGGATAAGTTATGGATCAATACGCAGACGACGGCAGCCCGATTGCCGATGATACGCAGGCTGGACCGACCGTCTATAACCCGCGTCTTGTCCAGTTGCGCTCTAACCACCTGAAAGAACTGAGCGACCCCCGGCTGCGCAGCTTCGCCACTCGGGCCTTGCTGCACGAAGGCGGCCTGAAGGGCCTAGCTAGCAACTTTGAACAGCTATCCAACTACGCAAACGCTCGCGGCATGGGCCTCAATCAGGCGCTGAACTCAGGCTTCTATGGCCCCGTCAATAACAACCTAATACAGTCCAGTCTGTCACCCCAAGAGGCGGCAGCGGGCGACCAAGCCATCCAGAGCGTGTTCCAACAGGGCCGCAACAAGATTGGCTACCGCATCGACCAAGGTATGACGGGCGACCGCAACTACGCCCTAGAGGCTTCTGACCCCAAGTACCGCATGGCGTCTATCGACGGCACGCACTTTGCTGACCACCCCGAAGTGGGCGTTGGTTGGGCGCAGCAACAGCTAGCTGCCGATAAGGCGGCTGGCATCGACCCCACCGGCCAATTCGAGGCTGACGGCAGCCCTGTCGCAGCGATCAACAACGCGGCGGGCATCAAGACCCCCGTTGGTCGCGGCGCTCTCGCCTTCTCGGGTGACGCGGCTGACGGTGGTGACGAAAACACAGGCGCGCTATCTAAGGCTAACGGTGACGGCGCGCTGTTCAAGGGTGAAGGCAAGAATAAGCTGCACTCACTCGGCTCCATGCTGACGAACGTCGCGGCGGCACTGGCCAGCATCAACAATCCCGCGCAAGCGCAGGCGTTGCAGAAGCAGGCCGAAGGCATCGAAGCTAAGGCTGGGAGCAACTATCAGTACATGATGGGAGCTAACGGCCAGCTAGTCCGCATCAACAAGAATGACGGCAGCGTTGACAGCCGGGAAATCCCGAATGCCCAGAAGGGCAACTTCATGCCTGTGATGGGCAAGGACCAGTACAACCGCCCCGTCCCAATCGGTACGTTTGACCGCGACAGCGGCAAATTCACCCCGTTCGACAAAGGCGGCCCTGCCTCTTCTGGCCCCATGATTGGCGGCGACCCTGAGCTGACCGGCCAAGAGCGCATGGACAGCATGAGCAAGCCAGACCAGATTGGCGTGCAGGCTATTATTGATGGCCGCGACCCCCGTGTTCTGTCTTCAATGAGCTTGCGGAATAACCCAGAGCTAAAAGCCCGGTTAGAGGCGGCTCAGGCGGTTGAGCCGGGGCTGGACCTGAACAAAGTCAAGGCCCGTGCCGTCTACTGGGCCGATCAGGCCAAGGCTTCCCCGTCTTCTTGGGGTGGCATCATGCGCCGATCCGGCATCGCGCTCGACCAGCTCGACAAGACCATTGATAACCTCGGCAAGTTGAAGAACACCGATAGCGCACTAGGCCCAATGGCGTCCGCCATCGAGAACCGCATGGTGTTCGGTAAGGCGTCTACAGAACGTCAAGCCATCATTGATGAGCTAGCTACCAACGCGCAGAACGCCTCTACAGACATCAACTCGCTTCAGCAGGGCCAACACGGTACCGGAGCTGAGCGCGATAGCATTAAGGGCGGTCTGTTCAAGCCCAACGAAGCGCCGTCCATCCAAGGCGCAGCCGCACAGGCCCACCTCGACGCTTTGAAGTCGGTTGTGCAGCGAGCAAAGGATGCGGAAGCGCAGAACGTAGGGCCCGGCTTCATCGAAAAGGACGCGCGCTTCAAGGAGTACGACGCGCTCCTCAAGAAGGCCCAAGACAAACTCGACAAGCTCAAGAAGGGCGACTTCTCCTACGTCGGTGGAGCAACTCCCGCAGCCGCGCCACCCGCAGCTAAAGCAGCAGCTCTCCCCCAGAGTTGGGATGACGCCCAGAAGTCCGGTTGGAAATAATTAGGACACAGAATGCCTACTTTCACTTTTACAGCACCTGACGGAACTGACCACTCTATCGAAGGCCCGGAAGGCGCAACGCGAGAGCAGGCTTTCCAGATGCTACGACTGAAGCTCGGGGGCCAACCGGCGCAAGCCGAAGAGCCCTCGCGCTCCGCTAACGACTACGTGGCTTCCAACTTCCCTGAAGAGAGCCTCACGTCCGACACGGCCAAGAGCATCGGTTCTGGCCTTGAGCAAGGCACGGCAGCGGCTATCGGGCTCCCCGGTAACGTCGCCAGCCTCTTGCACTCGCTCGCACCACAGAGCGTTATTGACAAGGTAAAGGCCATTCCCGGCGCGAAGTTTCTGTACGACCATCTGCCCACCTCGCAGGCGGTCCTCGACAGCGCCTCGGAGCCAATGGTCGATCCCGACTATCAGCCGCAGTACGCCGGAAACCGCTACACGAAGGCCGTCGCAGCTAACGCTGGGCCAGGTTTAGCTACCGGCATGGGACCAGCGGCGACCCTCACTTCAGCTATCGCAGGCCAAGGAGCCTACGACCTGACCGGCAGCCACGCGGCTGAAGCCGGTGCGTCTCTCTTGGGCGCACTCAGCCCCGGCGCGATTAAGGCCCTCCTTGCCCGACAGGCCATGCAGAAGCTCAAGGACGCGGCGGCGATCAAGAATATCGCCAACGAGGGCTATAGAGACCCAGCTATCCGCGACACCGCTATCACCCCAGCGGCCACACAGAACCTCGCACAGAAGATGCGGGAGACGCTTGGCGACGAACGGTCAAAGTTCACGTCAGACAACGCCCCGGACATCCATGATGCGTTGGATAACCTAGAGCGGGCCGGTAGCCCTAAAGCACCCAATTTAACGCCACAGCAGAAGCTACAGGCTGAGATGAATTGGGAAGAGCTACCGAAGCCCACCCCACCCGCGCCCACGACTATCGAGGACCTGCACCTACTCCGTAAGAACCTCGGGACGAAGGCGCAGGAGACGAAAGACTTCAAGCCGACCGAACAGGCGGTAGCGGCAGGTAAAGCGCGGCGCGTTCTGGACGAATACCTCGGCAGTGTGCCGAAGGAGGATTTGGCGTACAGCAAAACCGGCTCCGCAGACGAAGCCGTTAATGCCCTCAAGGAAGCCAACGCCAACTGGCGCGCACAATCGGGCGCACAGACGGTGGGCAACCTTATCGGCAACGCTATCGAAGATAACAACGCGGCCAACTCCGCGATGAACCTTGGCAACCGTCTCCGTCAGACGTTCAAGCCGCTGCTCAAGAACGATGCAGCTAGGCTCAAAGGTATGGGCCACGGTGATGACGTTATCGACGCAGTACGCACGGTGACGAAGGGCGACCCCCTGACGAACGCCCTACGCTACGGTAGCAACGTGCTGGGTGGTGGTGGTGGCATCGCAGGGACCATCATCGGCCACGGCATTGCCAGCGGCGCAGGCGGCGCGGCGGGCTATCAGGAAGGTGGCCTCCCCGGAATGATCGGAGGTACGCTTCTCGGCATGGTCCCCGGCCAAGCCCTGCGTGTCATGGCTAACCGGCGCACGCTCGCGGCGGCCCAGCGCGTACAAGATGCGCTCTTGGAAAAGGCACCAGCTAACGCCAACGTCCTCGCAGCTAACCGCGCAGCTCGCGCAGCCAACTCGGCGGCGATGAAGAACGCCACGATCAATCAGGCAGCCAGAACCGCGCCCATCGTGCAGCATAGGATCAACAAGAAAAAGAATGACAAGTAACTCCACCTCGTTCTCCAAAGAACAGTGGGCTGATCCTAAATTCCGCGAAAAGATGGATGAGAGGAACGCCAAGGTCAAACGGCAGCTAAGGGAAGACCCTTGGGCCATGAAGACTTGGGGCGTCCCTCTCGGCATCGGTGGCAAGAAGAACGCCATCCCCCTCTGGCGGGACGCGCACAAACTTGCAGACAGATATTTGGATTACATGAAAAAGACAGATCAAGCACCATCCACAATGGACGTGAAGGTTGTCGAGCGGAAGAACATCATCCCGCACACCGAAATGGTGATCCCCGACAGCGACGAAGAGAAGGCCGCAGTTATGCTGCGGGAAGCCTTCCTGTTAGCTGTAGGGCCCACCGCAATCCCCGAAAAGCTAAAAGCGATTAACACCGTGCTCGCCTACACCAAGACGAAGCCGGAAGCACAGCATAAGCTGCGAGTGGAGAAGGCCGAAGACTTCCTCGACCTCATCGCAGAGGTGAGGGCTACAGACGATGACGCCTAAACAAATCGCTACGCGAAAGCGCCTGTTTGACGACTTCACCTTCTACTGTAAGCACTGTGTAAAGATCAGAACCAAAGACGGCACCATTGAGCCGCTGATCCTCAACCGAGTACAAGAACGCTTCGTTGAGAGAATTATCGACCAACAGGAGAGGACCGGCAAAGTCCGCTTCGTGGTCGTCAAGGCCCGCCAGCAAGGGCTCTCTACCGTTATCAGCGCGTGGCAGTATTGGTGGCTTAGCCAGCGCAGGGCCCAGAAGGGCCTCGTTATGGCCCACGTTGCCGACAGCACCACGACGCTGTTCGACATGTACCACCGGATACACTCCAATGTCCCTAAAATCGTTCAACCAAGCACTAAGTATTCATCTCGGACCGAGCTGGTATTTAGCGAGCTTGATAGCGGCCTTCGCGTTGCCACTGCTGGCGGTAAAGGCGTGGCCCGTGGTGAAACCTTTACTACCGTTCATCTGAGCGAGGTGGCCTTCTGGCCGGATACGTTCGCGACGAACAACTTCAACGGCCTCATTCAGGCTGTCCCTGATCGCCCCGGCACCGCTGCGTTTCTGGAAAGCACCGCCAACGGCATGACCGGGGTGTTCTACGAGCAATACAAAGCGGCTCGCCAAGGCATCAGCGGCTACGAGCTGTTCTTCAGCGCGTGGGTAGAGAGCGACGAATACCAAGACGAAACCATCCCCGCCGACTTCGTGCGCGTCCCTGAAGAGGAAGCCATCGTAGCTACAGCTAAGCAGCTATACGACATCGACGTGGATGACGCGCAGCTCTGGTGGCGGCGACGAAGGATTGCCCTCAACGGAGCCGACATGTTCAAGCAAGAGTACCCGTTGACCCCCGAGGAAGCCTTCATTTCGACAGGCCGCCCCGTGTTCAACCCCGAGTACATCGTTGAGCGCCTGAAGAGCCCGCACCCGCCTATCAAACAGATGGCTGTGGAGGAAGTCTACGACCACAAGACCGGACAGCGACTACCGCTACGTAAGCTGCGGGAGCATCCCCGTGGTGAGCTGAAGGTCTACTTAGAGCGAGAACCGAATGAAAGTTACACTATTGGTGCTGACGTTGGCATGGGTCTTAGAGCCGGTGTCAAGGGACGCCCTTCTGACCCGTCTGTCGCCCAAGTTCTCGATAGTCAGCTACGCCAAGTAGCTGTATGGCGCGGCACCGTCCATCCTGACGTTTTTGCCGAGATATTAGTTACACTTGGGTACTATTACAATGAAGCACTCCTAGTACCTGAGCGCAACAACCACGGCCTAGTGACTTGCGTGGAGCTAAGGGACCGACAGTACCCCAACCTGTATCTCGACGTATCCGAGGGCACAATCGAGCCTGACCGTGAAACGCTCAACATCGGCGTCTTCACGAGCGAGAAAACCAAACCGCTGATGATCGACAAGCTGCGGGCATTCGACCGTAGCCGCGAAATCGAAATCAACGACCAACAAACGCTCGAAGAGATGCTGACCTTCGTGGTCACAGAGAGCGGCAAGATGGAAGCCGAAGGCGGCGCGCACGACGACTGCGTAATGGCCCTCGCTTTAGCTGCCTACGCCAGCGATGGCCGTTGGGAGCCCGTCACCGTCACCGACGATTTCTACACACAAGCTATCTAATCTATTGAGGGCGCATGGCTAAAGGCCATTTGACTGACGACGAAATTCTAGCCCGCGTCCTGAGTAAATCACGAGACGCGGTTGGCTGGGCCCAACAGAAGCTGAGTATTGAGCGCGAACGTGTTGCTCGCTATCTCAACGGAGAGTGGCCCCGCCGCAACTCCGAAGGCTCTTCCAGCTTCGTTTCTCCTGACGTGTACGACAGTGTTCGTATGCAACAGTCGCAGCTACTCGAAGTCTTCGCGACCGGCGACCACATAGCTAAGTTCGACCCCGATAACCAGATGAGCGTTTCGGATTGCATGGTTGCAACCGAGTACGCTTCGTATGTGATCTTCCGCAAGAATGACGGCTACCAAATCTTCTCGGACACCATCTACAACGGCCTTATAGCCCGCGCGGGCGTGGCTAAGGTCTACTGGGAAGAGTGCGCTGAGCACAGCGAAGAGAAGTTCGAGGGCATTGACGAAGACACGGCTCACGGCCTTGCGGCCCACGAAGACGTGGATGAGTTCGAGGCCACTGAGCACCCCGAAGTTCC